TTTTTGGCGAAGGATGTAGTTCTAGGAACAGCCAATTGCTTACCTAGGCTATTAACCATACCAGTACGTGTATTAGTGATATCTACAAATCGCTCAATCTGGTCCTCTGCTAGGATGATGATCCCATCATCACCTTTAGTTTCGGCTACGAAACCTTCGAACGTACCGTGCGTTTCGAAGTAGACATAGGCTAAATTAATTAAATGAATAAAGCCATTGATCCATAGTGTGAATCCACTACCAGATGAAACGTTGTCCTTCCTACCTACGAGTAGACCATCGGGGGTTAACATATTTGAGTTAGTGAAATAACGAATCAGATTATCATAATAACTCGGCAATGCATCTTCCTGGAACAATGTTCTAATGCGGGCGAATGCAGCGTTGATCCATTTTCGGCTTACGTGATGGTCCCACTGATCCTTATCCAATCCCACAACGATGTGTCCACGAGTTTCAGCTTCCCTGAGCATCGTGTGTATCCTCTTAGTAAGTTCTTCTTCATTTTGAAGCGAGTAGAATCCTGGAGCCTTTATCTTCTGCAATAATGAAGTAATTGGCCCTACGATTGTAGCATCTAAAATCGAAACGGCATGAGGTTGCCCCCAGACAGCTCTCTGTGCAACATCTTCAATGTTTGGTCCTTTATTGTCCGTTCTTCTAAATGGAAGATTCGGAACAGACCACCCTAAATGGTTTGGATCTTGGGCCATCGATTTTGCTAACGACAGGTACATTGGAACGTGATCCTGAATAAGGGTATAGTTACCCGTCAAAATTTTTGTCCCATCCACTATTTCTGACTCGTACTCATACACTTGCCCGTGCAGGTAATAAGGCATGCCCCAGTTTGTAGTTTTTGGTAGCCGTGCAACAGCTGTGTCATAATCTAATGGTCTTAAGCGTCCGACATATGATGCTAAACCAGTGTATTGCATAATGAAATCGGCTGCCCTGTCGATCGCATCTTCTGCCGCATCACACTGTACTGGTTGGAAATACCCCGTATATACATCTTTAACATCTTCCCATCCTTTTAAACAACTGCGCGGACCGCACTTTGCTCTAAAGTTAAGATAGTCATCTACAAACTCTGGTCCCAT